TCATAATATGAAACTTAATGAAAAAAGGGAAAAGTGTAAAGTTGAATCTGTATAGCCCAATCAAATCTATATATGGGACAGTCGATTCAAAAAATTTAAAATCAATTTACATCAACATTCAATCTTGGGTTTGCCCTAAAAAAGAACATGATAATTGGAATAGAGTAGTTTGTAATCTTAATCGTGAAATTAAACATTCCGTATTTAACTCAATATCACAAACAGTCTTTATGGACCGAAGTATTGTTGACTTAGATTTGAGAACGAGTGGAATTTCTACAGGAAAAAAATCATTTTTTAACTTAGAAGTAAACCTTTACACTAATGAAGAGTTAGACTTTAAATCTCAAGAATTAAAAGATTCTGTTAAAAGAATTGTAAAAAACATCTTCACAAATAATCTTTCTAATAACAACTATTTTGATTTTTACAAAACCAAAAAGTAAAATATCTATTAAACTTACTCAATCAGTATATTTATTTCTAAAAGAGTTATGAAGAAATTGAGAATTCTTGAGGCTAATGAATCAGGTCATGGAATACTAATCGAGATGGATGCTGGTTATGTTTCACCCCGTGATGAAATGAATGCCGCCTTTCTTAAAGAAGCCGTTAAATTAGACTACAAAAACCCTTTTGAGTTTTATGCAGTTCTACAAAAATATGATACCCCTAATAGGAATGGTAGATTTTACCCTGAGAGAATCCTTAAGAGAGAGGCTGAGAGATATAAAAAGATGATTGCTAAGGGATTGTCAACTTCAGAGTTAAACCACCCAGAATCGTCTCTAATTGACTTAGACAGGGTATCACACATTATCACAGATATATGGTGGGATAAAAATATTTTGATGGGAAAACTTAAGTTACTAACATCACCAGGATTTCATGAAAGAGGTATTGTTTCAACTAAAGGAGACCAAGCGGCGAATTTAATGAGACAAGGTGTTACAATGGGAGTTTCGTCAAGAGGTGTTGGTTCCTTAAAGAAGGTTGGAGAAAGAAATGAAGTTCAAGATGATTTTGAATTAATTTGTTTTGACTTAGTTTCTTCACCATCTACACCAGGTGCTTATCTCTTTTCGGATGTAAATGAAAGAGATAACTATGAAGAAAATCTTGAAGAAGAAAAGAAAATACAACAACCTGAAAAGAATTTGGACAAGTCTATTGATTTGATGAAAAAACTTACCGATTTTTTAGGAAAATAAAAAATTAAATTATGGACGAAAAGTATTTTGTTGCAAAAATTACCTATGACCTTCCTGATGAAAACTCTGGAAAAATTAAAAAAATCAGAGAAGAAAAATTAGTCAAAGGTTTTTCAGTAACTGATGTTGAAGCAAAGGTTACAAAAAAATATGAAGGGTTCTCTCACGATTGGAGAATAACCTCAGTTTCAGAGAGTAAAATCGATGAAGTAATCGATTAAAAATTCAAAGTGGTCTTAACGACCACTTTTTTATTTTATGAAACTATTTATAATAAAATAAATAAAAAATGATTTTTATTATAAATTACAAAGACCAAAGTTCTACCTTATTGAGTGCAACTACATGGTCAGATGCAATTGCTTACGCTGAAGGAACGGGAAAAGCAATTGGTTCTATTAATGAACCTTATAGCCCGATATTGATTTTAAATTCTCCCCTCTCTGACAATTTTTATCAATTAACACTTAAAAACAAAACAACAGGTTTGGGCTCCCTATATTTTCTTTTTGAAGAAAACTTTCAATCTTTGAATTCTTGGATTGAACTTCAAACAAATTCAGAGGTAACAAATATATCCTATCTACAAAGAAATTACGTTTCAATATAGGGAAATAATACTTTTTTCCTATTTGACACTATTTATATGTTAAATTAAACAATTTTTCTATGCAAGAAAATAAAGATGTAGTACAAGAGGCACTCATTCGAATGAAACAAGTCGAAGATGTAATTGCCGAGAATGCAAAAGGAATACTTGCTTCAACTATGAAGGAAGAAATCAATCAATTAGTAAAAGAATCTCTATCTGAACAAGATGAAGACGAGGTTGAATTAGATGTAGACATGGACGATGACGCTGAAGAAGTGGATATGGACATGGATACTGATAACGAAGACGAAGTCGAAATGGATATGGACTTAGATTTAACTGACATGGATTCAGAATCTCCTATTGATTTAACAAACGCTTCTGATGAAGAAATTCTTAAAGTTTTCAAAGCTATGGGTGAAGAAGACGGTATCATTGTAAAGAAGGATGGCGAAGACATTCACCTTACAGATAACAATTCTGACAACGAATACTTAGTAAAACTTGGAGAATCGACTGAAGAAATGGATGAAGAAGATGACATGGACGATGAAGAAATGGAAATGGACGAATCATCATATGGTGGTAACAAAGGCGACATTTCTAAATCTCGTAAAGACTACATGGAAGAAGATGAAGATGTAGATGCAGTTATTGAGAAGTTATTCTCATCTGATTCAGACAACAGCGAAGAAATGGATTTCGACGTTGAAGATGATGAAGAGGTTATGTATGAAATCGAGTTTGACGAACAAGACGATGACGACATGGACGACGTGGAAATGGATTCTGATGAAATTGAAATGGACGAAGAGGAAATGGAAATGGATGAAGAAGAAATGGAAATGGACGAGCAAAATTGGGAAGAAAGCTTAGATGAAGCTTACAGTCACAAGAAAGCTCCTGGTGTTAAAGGTAGTGGACCTAAATTCTCTTACGATAAATCTGCTAAAGGTGGATTTAAAGAAGATAAGAAAGAAGGACCTAAATCAGTTGGCACAGGTAAGGCTAAGTTCGAATATAAGAAAGGCGCGAACATGGAAGGAAAGTCTAAAGTCGTTAAAGCAGAAACTAAAGAAGGTAAATTCGGAGGCAACAAAGGAGACGATTCTCGTTCTAAAAGAGACTACGAACAAAAGTTTGGTGGTAACAAAGGTGATAAGTCTAAAACTCATAGTGGAAAAGATTATGAAAAGGCTGAAACTAAAGAAGCTGCAAGAACTTATGGAATGGGTTCTAAAGAAGGAAGAGGTCTTAGAAAGGGCATTACTAACAACAGAAACTATGTTTATGGTAAAGGTGGTGTCAAAGTTGAATCTCTTGAATCAGAAGTTAGTATGTTGAGAGAAAAGAACGAAGAGTATAGAAAAGCATTAAATGTATTTAGAGAAAAATTAACTGAAGTAGCAATCTTCAACTCTAATTTAGCATACGCAACTAGACTTTTCACTGAACATTCAACAACTAAGAAAGAAAAAATAAATATCCTGAGAAGATTTGACGGGGTAGAATCTCTTAAAGAATCAAAAAATCTTTATAAGTCTATCAAAGACGAATTGGGTCAGGTTGATACAAAATCAATTAACGAATCAGTTGGAAATAAAATAAATAATACAGTTTCAACAGGTTCATCAACAACATTGATTGAATCAAAAACTTATGAAAATCCACAATTCTTAAGAATGAAGGATTTAATGACAAAAATTAAATAAACAAAATAAAACAAAACAAATATTTTAAAATGGGAGCATTATTAGAATCAGGTCTTGTAGGTAACATCGGTCTTAAGCACCTTAAAGTTATCAAAGAAGACACAATCGGAAAATGGGACAAATTAGGATTCTTAGAGGGTCTTAAAGGTCACATGAGAGAGAACGTAGCTCAACTTTACGAAAACCAAGCGTCATACCTTATCAACGAAGCTTCAACAACTTCAGATACAGGTGCTTTCGAAACTGTGGTTTTCCCTATCGTTAGAAGAGTTTTCTCTAAATTATTAGCAAACGATATCGTATCAGTACAAGCTATGAACTTACCAATCGGTAAATTGTTCTACTTCGTACCTAACATCCAAAACTACGAAGTAGGCGGTGACCCTGCTTCAAATTTTGGAGAACACTACGCACCTTATGGGGCACCAAATGGTCCAGATTCACCAAACAGTGGTTATAACTATAACACAGGTAGAACATTGTATGACAAGTTTTACGAGGGTGAAGAACCAGCATTAGACCCACCAGGTTTATATGACTATTCTAAAGGAACGTTTTCTGCTGTTACAGGTTCTGCAGTAACCGCGGCTTGGAATAACGTTACGTTAAACCTTGACCCAGCTGCTTATGCAACTGATGACTACAGAAAAGTATTAA